GTACTGGAACGGGACTCAAACAAACAATCCACTTCCTCTATGCCTAACCCAAATCCCATAAAAATCAACCAAAAATATTTTCAAGGAGGATTATATGAACATACCCAAACAGGTTAAAATAGGAGGCTACATAGTTGAAGTAGAGATAACGGATAACATAATGACAGATAGGGGCAATCGTGGCGAGTATCATCCAAGGATACAGACAATAAAAATAGATCAAGACACATCGAGGCAGCAGATGGAAGAAACCTTTATACATGAATTACTAGAGGCTATTACATCAATATACGGTATAGAGTGGGAGCATAGAGATTTAGCGTTGGTGGCCACTGTATTACATCAGGTTATAAAAGATAATCCTGAAGTTTTCAAGGAGGATTAGCATGTGGTGGAATATATTCCATGCTAAAACTGCCGGAATACCTATATACGCTGAAATTACGTTTAACATCAAGAAGATGTAGAAAGATTAGACCATATTTCCTTACAGAAATGTGATTCGGTGATCATAGAGTGGGTGATGGACTATCATGGCCAAAAACACGAATGGATTATCCCGTGAATTTATTATTCACCCGGGGGAAACTTTGAAAGAAATTCTTAAAGATCGTGGTATGAGCCAAAAAGAATTGGCTTTAAGGACCGGTGTAACAGAAGCGCATGTTAGCAGTATAGTTAATTGCCAAAAAGCCATATCGGTCAGCTATGCCAAAAAACTTGAATACGCTTTAGGCATTGATGCCGGCTTTTGGATTAATCTGCAAGCTAATTATGATAAAGAATTAGCTGATCGTTTAGCCAAGACAGCCATAGTAGGTCCGTATGGGTGATTTGATTGATTTTTTGAGTAATTGAACTTAAAGAAGACAAATATCTTTTTATAGGTGGTTGTATGAAAGATGCCAAAAAAATATTAGAGGGCGCATTAATTACAGAAACATGGGAACTTATAAAGAATAACTTATTTTTTTTTATAGAGAACTTTGTGCATATAGAGAATATGGACACCGGGCAGCCTATATTATTTAAACTATGGCCCGAACAGAAAAAAGTATTAGAAAAAATTCACGACAACCGGCTAATTATAATCCTTAAGGCCAGACAATTAGGTTTGACATGGCTTTCTTTGGCTTATGCTTTATGGTGTATGTTGCGGCGACCTGGTTTTAGGGTAACGGCTTTATCCAGGGGCGAAAAAGAAGCTATAGAACTTGTAAGGCGAATCAAGTTTATTCTCCAATACATGCCTTCTTATCTAATAGCAGAAGGCAAAAAAGAAAATGCAATAAGCTGGGAAGGTATTACAAGTAGAGTAACAATTTATCACCCTAATGGAGAGCCGAGTATTTTTGAATCATTCACCGCAGCTCCGGACTCAGGCCGTTCATTTACGGCGTCACTTGTATTAATAGACGAGTGGGCGTTTCAGGATTTTGCGGAAGAAATATGGACTTCTGCATATCCGACAATAAACAGGCCCGGGGGAGGTAAGGTTATAGGCCTTTCTACAGGTAAACGAGGCACCTTTTTCGAGAAGGTATGGAATAATGCAGTTTCTAAGGTTAATAATTTTGCGGCGGTATTTTTAAGTTGGAGAGCCGATCCAAGTCGTGATGATGAATGGTATGAAAACACCAAGAAAAACTTACCGAATACATGGAGGCAGGAATATCCTTCAACCCCTGAGGAAGCATTTGCAATAGGGCAGGGCGCATTTTTCCCTGAATGGAATCCGGAAGTGCATGTAATAAAAGATCCTAATTGGTATCCGCCTGACGAATGTCAAATATGGGGAGCGTATGATGCCGGTTTTGGTTCTAGAGCTTGTTTTAAATGGTATGCGGTATTTCCTAGCGGAAGAATTGTTTGTTACAGAGAATATTATCCTCACCAAGTAACAGACGATATGCAGGCCAAAAAGATAAAAGAGTTATCTGTCAGACCTGACGGAACACCCGAATACATCGTCGAGATAAGGGCAGACCCTTCATGCTGGAATAAACAAAGCGGAACAGGTAGAAGCACATCAGATGTTTTTGCCGACCACGGGATTTATATGTTAAAGGCTGACAACGACCTTAAAAACGGTTGGAGAAGACTTCATCAATATTTAATGCCTTTTAAAAACAAGGAAGGTAAATTAGTAAGTGTATTAAGTTTTACAACGAACTGCCCCAACACTATAAGGACATATCCGGCATGTGAACAGGATAAGAATAATCCGGAGGATATAAGCAGAAGCAGCGAGCACCATTGCCAGGACGTCGATAGGTATTTATGTATGCACAGACCTGAAGCAATAGACTACGAGGCAATAATGGTAGGTGGTTTCCCTTCAAGATACAGAAGTTACTACGACGATGATGATGACGACGAATCGGAATCCGATATTACCTTTTACGGATATTAAAGGAGGTAATTAATTATGCAGCTTATTTTATCCTATGCAATCGGTTATTTAACAGGCGTTTTAACCGCCATATTTATTTCAAATAAAAGTATGAAATCAATTAAAAACGAATCGGACGACGACCCGATAATAGGGGAGAAAGACGAAAAAACCCCGAATATCGGGTTTTATTCATAAGGAGGTAGATTATGCCTAAATGTAAAATATGCGGCGAGGAATTTGAAAATACGGGTTTATTACTACAACATTACAAGAAACATAAGAGAGAGGAAGAAGAAAAAGGAACAGAAGAAAAAGGAATAAGTATCCCGATTGACTGTTGTCCCAAAGAAACAGCACTTTTGGGCGAAAACCAAACTGTATGTTTAAAAATACTTGGGATGAAAAAAGGCAGTGAAATAATAATAAACGATGTTTATTTATTGTAGGGGTGATACATAATGGAATTAGATTTAGACAAGTTATCACCACAAGAGCAAAAAGAAGCGGCCGTAAATATATGCAGAGAATGGTTTGACATTGACAAGATGGCAAAGAGTTTCTATACAGATGAAATGCTGGAAATGAAAAAACTTTACAATGGCGACCATTGGAGTTTAAAAGGCCCCGGCGGAACAGAGTTAAGAACAGAAAAACAGCAACAAGTCAGGCCCAATCCTGTCGAGAACTATACTTTTGCTCACATAGAAGGGTTAGTATCGGAATTTAGCCAGGAAATGGAACTAATAGACTTTCCTGTAGAGAAAAGCGACGAGATGGCAGCTAATACTATGACTAAATTAAAAAAATTCCTTGCGTATAAGAATAAATTGGATTCAGAGCTGCCTAAATTTTTACGGAATTTTTTCTTATACGGGACAGGTATATTCACAGTGTATTGGGACCCTTTATGGAGAGGCGGCAGAGGGCCTAACAGATGGATAGGAGATATACGTTGGGAGTCACTGCATCCTAAGTCGTTTTTCCCTGATGCCAGATGCAGTTCAGATATTAACGACGGAAGAAGAGCGCATAAAGCACTATATAAGACATTTGAACATATTAAATCTATGTATCCGGACGCCAAAATCAGCGCCGATTCACTAGATGCAGAATTAACACTGGACGAAGACCCTCATACTTCACTAGAAGATGATTCTGTGCTTATAGTCGAAACGTGGTATAAAGGTCAGCCAATGATACTCGACGAAGGAGAAGAAAACCAAGGAGATGGTATGCATGTAATATGGTGGGCCGGTGAATCGAATCCGGTTTATCTAAAACATGCAAACTATATATATTTTGAACCCGAAGAAGACCCCAAATTCCCATTTATAGTCAAACAATGCTATCCAAGAGAAAATAGTATCTGGGGATATGGCGAGGCTTACTTTTTGAAAAACCCGCAAATAATCCTAAACAAAACATCTGAAATTATATTAGAAGGCCATATACATCAAGCATTAGGCCAAACTGTATATAACGAAGGTGCATTAACGCCAAAGCAAAGGGAAATGGTAAAGAATTACGGTAATTTAGCCGGTATGTGGTATCCTGTCAGGGATGTAGGCGGTATTAAAAAGCTTTTTCCTACAGGTATACCTGCTACGCTGCAAAATGAAGTAATAAGACTGCAAAGAACAATGGAGGCAATAATCGGCAGATTTGATATAACTCAAGGTAAAACGCCCGGAAGCGTAACTGCTTTTAGGGCTTTAAGTTTATTGGCAGCAAGAGCGCAAGTAAGGCTGCGGTCAAAAGAAATGGCAATTATGACAGCATTTGAAGAAGTGGGTAAATATATAAACCATCTAATAGACAGATTCTATACAGAAAGAAGAATATTTCGCATAATAGGCGAAAACAACGAAAAAACAGAATACGGCGAATACAGAGCAGATGATTTCAAGAAAGTTTACTTATACGAAACAGGCGATATTATGCCCTATAACCAATTCAATCCTGGTGAATATGTCAGCGAAGAACGACCGGAAGGATTAATCGAAGGTGAGGACTATGAAGTATATTCACCTGAATTTGATGTTATATGCAAAGTAACCACAGTTCCGGCATACGATAAAATATTCTTTATGGATATGGCAAAAGAATTATTTGTTGCACAGATTATTGACGAAAAGACTTTCTGGTATGTAATGGAACACGGTAAATTCCCTCCTTATGAAAAAATGAGGCTGGAAGCATTAGAAAACGCAATGCAGACACCTCAAGGCCAGGTATTACCACAAGAAGGAGGTGAAGTGCAAGAAGGAGGGCAAATTATAGACCCGATACAGCAACTTCAAGCTATCTTAGAACAAAGGCCTGATTTAAGGCAGCAGTTAGAATCGCTGCCGCCTGAACAAAGAAATCAGGTCATTTCTAATTTATTACAGCCCTACGGTGTGGCATAAACACCGGACAAATGACAACCCGGAAAGACGGGGTAAATTAATAGGCGACGGCCTTAAAACGGAGGTATGAACAATGAAGATTGATTTACAACTTTTTGCGGAAGAACCGGGCATGGACGACGATTTGACACCGGATGTAAACGATGAATTAGATATAGACGATATTTTCGATATAGACGAAGATGAAAACGAGGATGAAACAGTAACAGAAAACGAGGAAGAACCCGAAGAAGATAACACAGTGGAAGATGATTCAGAAGACACAGAAGAAGAAAAAACAGAAGAACATACACCGGAACATGAACCAAAATTCACTCAGGAAGATGTAAACCGAATCATAGCAGAACGACTTTCAAGGGATAGAAAAAGCCAACTGGTAAAGGAATTAGAATCCCTTGTAGGTATGGATATATCCGGTATTGTCGATTATGCCAGGCAACAAAGAGTAGCTCAAAAAGCCGAAGAATTAGGGATACCAGAAGAAGATGCTGAACGAATTCTAAAAAGCGAAGAAAAAATGGAAGAAGCAGAAAGGCGAATGGCAGCATACGAACAGCAACTACAGGCATTTCAGAGTGTAGTCCTATACGGCCAAGAGAAATCAAAATATATATCCAACCCGCTTGTTAAAAAATACGAAAGAGAAATAGACAACTTTGCCAGAGGCGGATTAGAATGTGGTTTTGTTCCTGCAATGAATTATGTATTAGGTCAAAAAGTATTAAGCGGAGAAATCACAAAACAGATGCAAAATGCAGCAGAACAAAAAACATTAGCAAATATTTCCAAACGGAGTAAAATAGCTGTCGAAAAAGCTACAGGTGCTGCCCCTGACAAATCAAGTTATTTAACTCCGCAAGAAAAACAAATAGCTGCAAGGCTTGGTTTGTCGTACAAGGAATACGCCGAAGAAAAAATAAAGTTGAATAAAAAATAAAGAGGTGAAGTAAAGTGTTTACTTTTGTCAGAAACCTAGCAGGTTTTCCTGCGAATCCTAGCATATACCCATTAGCAGCAAACACGACCTTTACAAAGGGTGATCTTGTAAAAGTATCATCAGAGGTTATAACTAAATCAACCAATTCAGACAATGAAGCTTTTGGGGTAATGGCAGAATCCATAGCTGCCGGTGCAAAAACACACGGAGCAGTATATGATAATCCTTTTAACGTTTACAGGGTGCCATATACCGGAAGTACACCTGCACTATTTAGCAGAAAAAACATAACATCAGATTCCGCTGCAATAGTAAATGGCTCATCTACAACTGGGCCGTTAACTGTAATAGCAGTAGACAGTGCCAATAAAACTGTAGACGTGATTATTTCAAACCACACTTTCACCGTTTAAAACGGCTAGAACAACCGTTTTTTATTTACTTAAAAAGGAGATGAATATGACATGATGATTTCAGATAACTGGGGCGAACTATTATTACCAGGACTAAGGAAAATATACGACAAACATATGGGAAAACTAAAAGACTACGTTCCTGCATTATTTAACGTAGAGAGGTCCGGTAAAGCACAGGAGTTTACAACTGGGACCGGTTCTCTCGGATTAATGGAAGAATGGAACAATTCCGGAAGGCAAGTAGCATATGAAGACATAAACAAAGGGTTTAAGGCAACTTACACTCATAAAAAGTTCTCAAAAGGTTTGTTAATAGAGCGTGAACTTTTGGAAGACGATCTTTATGCCGAAATTAAAAAGAGAGCAAGAAAACTTGCAGATTCTGTATATTATACAAGACAATATTATGCAGCATCTGTATTTAACAATGCTTTTAGCGCATCCCATAACGGACCAGACGGCAAACCACTTTGTGCTGACAACCACCCGCTAGGTCCTGATAGCAGCGGAACGTGGTCAAACGCAGGTTCAGGAGAAGATTGGGCATTAAATGCAGACACTCTTGAAGACGCAAGAAATAAAATGATGGAATGGACAGACGATAAAGGAAACATACTTGCAATAAACCCTGATACGTTAATCGTTCCACCTGCATTAAGAAAAGCTGCACTTGTTATAGCAGACAGCGATAAAGAGCCGGATTCCATAGAGAATAACGTAAACATCTGGAAAGGCAGCGTAAATGTAATAGAATTCCCATTCCTGAAAAACCCCACAGCATGGTTTTTAGTAGACATGTCCAGGATGAAGAATTATCTTAACTGGTTCGACAGAAGGAAAGCAAAACTAGAAAAAGACAAACTAGACTTCGATACAGAAGTGGCAAAATATAAAGTCGTAGCAAGATTTAGCTTCGGTTGGGATGATGCTTCCTTCGTTTTCGGTGCGAAAGTAACTTAAATGTAATGGCGGGTTTTCCCCGCCTCTTTAAATTAGTTTAAGGAGTGACTGCAATGGCAGGTAAGAACAGAGCCAAGAATTCAGTTTTTATAGATAAAACCGGAGAAACATTGGCAACTGTAAGTGCGGTTAATGCAGTAAATGATGCTTTAACTTCGCAATTGGCAGAAATGGCGACACAATTGAATTCAAAAGTTACTAAGGTTGAAGGTAAAGGTTTATCTACAAATGATTACACAGATATAGATAAAATTGAGGTTACTAAAGTAAAAGATAAAGCTGATAAATTATATGTAGACACTATAAAAGACAATCTCAACGATAGAATAGATAATATTATTGCTACACCTACAACAGTCTCAGAACAAGAGATAATAGATGCTCGGCAAGGTAAGGCTAGTCTAGGTGCAAACTTAACAGCTATTAAGGATGATATTACTCAATTAAATTTATCTTTAAATGCTCTTATGATAACAGAAGGACAACCTTGGGAGGAGTGATATAATGAGCGGAATAAAATTTATGGGTAAAGACCCCAATGGATTAGCAAAAGCAGTTAATACCAATAGTATCGGCAACCTAAATGTTGCATTAACAAGTATAACTACTCAAATTGCAGATAGTACATCAAAACAGGTTAGTAATCAAGATGAAGATGTAACTGTAATTGATGAGTTTATAAATCCGAACGCTCAATATGTGCAATATGGCATTTGTGTAAATCAGATTTATCATCTGACAAGTTTTGTAATTGAAAGTATTATTGAAGG